GGATAACGACCTAAACGCATTAAAGAATAATGGGTCTATCCCAGAGGGTTATACTATCAATCACTATTTGACTGATACAGATGCTTTCTTCTTACTAACTGACGTACCAAACGGCTTAAAGCACTTTACACGTAGCCCAATGGCAACATCTATGGATGCTGACTTTGATACAGGTAATAGTCGTTATAAGGCTAGAGAGAGATACTCATTCGGTGTCTCCGATCCTTTAGGAATCTTCGGTTCCCCAGGAGCATAAAACTTTTATTTAAAGGGGTGCTTGTCACCCCTTTATTTTTATGTATAATAAACTAAACCTTGATGAACGATAATGTTCAACATGCCAAGACAAGGAGATATAAATGGCAAATACAACTTTTAACGGTCCCGTCCGATCCGAAAACGGTTTTAAAACAATATCCAAAAACGCAACCACTGGTGTATTAACAGAGCAAATAGTCGCTTCAAGTGGTGGTGTATTAGAAGTACAAAAGGTTGCTACTTCTGGTAGAGACAACATAGTTGCAGCAGGAACAACAGTTGGTGCTAACAACGCTAGTTTAGGAACTGCGGCTACTATATTCAATATAACTCCAAATGCACATGGATCTGGTATTGCTGATGCAGCGATAAACACCTTTATAAATAAAATTGGTGGTGACATAGTAACAACTATACTCGTAGATCTACACGGAGGTTTAGCTTCTGGTGGAGCAGCTAACGATGTTATTGGTACTGATGGTGGTGCTGCTAATGCTTATATAGCTGAGTTAACTAAAGAAGTTAATGGTATACCATACAAATTAGAGTTCATTTGTCTTGAAGTTCCTACAGGTGGAGATCCTGACATTAACCTTGTTTGTTCTGCAACAGGTACAACAGCAGAAAATGCTGCAGTGACTAGTGGAACTGTATTATTTAACAATGGTGACTTAACTTTAGGATTACATAATGAAGCTGATGCAGGATCAACTCTTGCGGCTTTAAGTAAGAAATATCTGTATCTAACTTGTGGTGATGCAACAGAGGCTGCTTATACAGCAGGTAAACTTGTTATCAAGATTCATGGTGCGGCTTTCGACTATAACAACGGATAATTTGGAGGCTAGATTATGGCAGGTTTATCAGATGTACGAGCTCTGACCATCAGTGATGAGAATGCTGCAGACGATGATAGATTAGTAACTGCAGCAAGACCAAACACTTCCGCAACGATGGCAAACACTACGTTTGCTGGTGGTGCAGCTAGAAATGTTACAGTTACAACTACAGGCACAGGTGATAACGAGAAGACTTGTACTATTACTGGTACAGATGTTTTTGGTAATGCTTTGACTGAAGTTATAACATCAACTGGATCAGCAGAAGCAGTAGCAGGTACAAAATTATTTTTAACTGTTACCGCAGTTGAGTGTTCAGCACAATATGCAGCGAACATAAAAGTTGGGTCAGGAACATTATGTGCTCAAGCAGTAGAAAGTTCTAATAGAGTAAGATTAAAAGGTATGTCCGTGGTGTCAGGTGGCACAGCAGGTGATGTAGAGTTTATAAATGGCACACCTGAGAGTGGCACTACATTATTTAAATCAAGAACTATTGGAACAGCTAACAATACTATAGATAGAACTATACCTTCAGAGGGAGTCTTATTTGATAGTGGAGCTTGTGTAAAGTATACTTTAGATACGGCAGATAATATAACTGTATTCTACGCATAGAGGTAGATATGGCAAGAAAAGGCACAATGAAGGGTCACACTATAAAAGGGGGGCACAAACGCCCCACTAAAGCTGGTGCTGGTATGACCGCAAAAGGTGTTGCTAAGTATCGTAGAGACAACCCTGGATCTAAATTAAAAACCGCTGTTACTGGGAAAGTTAAGCCTGGTAGCAAAGCTGCAAAAAGACGCAAATCCTTTTGTGCACGTAGTGCTGGGCAGATGAAAAAGTTCCCTAAAGCTGCGAAAAACCCAAATAGCCGTTTACGTCAGGCACGTAGACGATGGAAATGTTAGGAGATTAAAATGAAGACTATGGCCGAAAAATATGCAAGTAGAATGAAAGATATAGCTAGGAAAAAGAAAAATCCTACTATGCCTGAAAAATTTGAAAAGCAAATGAAGAAAATATCTGATGATAGTAAAATAATGAAACCTAAACCAAAACCTGATTCAGTTAAAAAACAAGCTAAAAAAGCTCCTGTTGTTACACCTAAAATGATTAAGGATGCTGGTTTTACTACTTTAAGAGATTACATGAATTTTAAACAAGGTAAAACTCGTAAAGATAAGAAACAACCAGTAAGAACTGAAGAGTTTAAAAAGAAAAATCCTGCAGGTGCTGGAATGGATATGATGAAAGCTGGTGGACCTGTTAAAAAGATGATGGGTGGTGGTATGCTTAAACCTAAAAAGAAAATGATGGGTGGCGGCATGACTAAAGGTAAAATGATAAAATACAAAGGTGGTGGTATCGTTAAACAAGGCGTACGTCCAACTAAATACATATAGGTATTTAAATGAGAACGTATTACAAAACAGGTGGCTCTGTAAGAAAAAAGAAAAAGAGTAAAAGCAGAGTCAACGAGGCTGGTAACTATACTAAACCATCTTTACGTAAACGTATCTTTAATAGGATAAAAGCTGGTGGTAAAGGTGGTAGACCTGGTCAGTGGAGTGCTCGTAAAGCTCAGATGATGGCTAAAGCCTATAAGAAAGCAGGTGGAGGTTATACTAGTTAATGGCGTTAAAGAAGTCACAAAGGAGCTTAAAAGCATGGGGTAAACAGAAGTGGCGAACCAAAAGTGGTAAACCTAGTACACAAGGGCCAAAGGCAACAGGCGAGCGTTACTTACCTGAAAAAGCAATTAAGGCTCTTTCGTCCGCTGA